CCCTGCCGCCCGCCAATAGCTGTATGGGTTACGGTTTAGTCGCGGTGCGCTTCGAGCTCCTTCATGCGGCGCTCGTGGTACTCCTTGTCGCGCTCCTCCTGACGGAGCTTGAGCTCCTTGTCCTCACGGTAAGAGCGGGCGCTCGTGACCGAGATGATGATCAAGAGCGCGATCCCGCTCAGACCGAGCAGGTCGTAGATGATGTAGAGAATCATGTTCATAATGGTTTCCATTGGTTTGCCTCCTCAGTTCAGGAAATCATCGTCGCTGTCGGTTGCGAAATCCGCGAAGTCGGATTCTGCGCTGGCCTTGCTGCCGAGCGGCTCGCCGTCACGGATCTTCTGCAGGTTGTTCAGGCCGCAGGCGATGCCGCGGTTCCCGGAGGAGTTGAACGCGTAGAACGTGATGCTGGCTCTGCCGTACACGCCGGAGTACACCTCGCTGCGGGAAAGAATCGGATTCAGGTCCGCGTCCACGATGCCCGGAGCGGTCGTTGCGTTCGCATTCACGAAGTAGGAGCCGCGGTAGGCCTCGTCGTCCGGACGCTCCGCGTCGCCGTCACGAAGCGGCGTCTTGATCGCGGACAGTGGGGGAACGGACTTGCTGTTGCCCTTGAGCTTGGCTTCGCCCTCCTTGTAGGCAGCCTCGATGGCGGCCTTGACCTTGGCGACCGTCACGGTGTCGGACTTCGGGATGATGAGGCTTACGCTGTATTTCGGCGTTCCGCCGTTGATGGACTTCGGCTCCCAGACGTTCGCGTAGGACCAGCGGGTGTTCGGGCCAGTGATAACCTTCATCGGATTGTGCATAGTTGTCTTACTCATGATTATTGACCTCCTTGAAGTCGTTTTTTGCTGTATTCATCGCCGGACGCTTGTCGGAGTCCGGGACGAGTGTTGGTTTGCCCTGCGGCTTCTCGATGAAGCCTGACAGGAGTTCATTGAACCGGTTCTTTCCGAGGAGCTTCTGCATGGCAGTGATGCCGAGCAGCTTCTTCTCATACGGGTCGAATCCGGCGTCTTCGACCGTCTTGGCGACGGCGGTTTCATTGGCGTACTTGCGGACGGACCTGCCCTCTACGAGCTTGAAGCCGTGCCACTCCTTGCCGGAAAGCGCCTGCTGGAGCGCGTACTCCTTGATGTCGGACGACCACGAGACCAGCTCGTCCACCTGGGAGAGGATAACCTCGATCTCCGCGTCGGAGAGCTCCGGCGGCAGCTTGAACTCGTGCTGCGCGAGCTTCAGGTTCTCCTCGGCCCGCTTCCGGCAGATGGTCTTTGCCTTGCAGAACCGGCACCATGCACCGCATGAGAATTTGCCTTCTCCCTTGTAAGCAAGGTCGGCAGCAGGCTTTAAAACTTCCTCCGCCCATGAAAGCAGGTCAGCCTTCGGGATTTCCCATTCGCTGATGTTCTGACGCCTCGGCTGGTAGATGGTCATACTGACCGTGTCGATGTCGTAGATGTCGTCGAACAGCTCCAAGGCTCCGAGACTGTAGCAGGCCATCTGAGGATTCCGCTCTGCCGAGACTTCAACGCCCAAGCCGTACTTCAGATCGATGATCCGGAGCGTGCCGTCCGCAATGATCAAAGCGTCGGCAGTGCCGAAGCCCTGCTTCACCCAGCGGGAGTAGTCCACTCGCTGCTCGACCAGAACGACAGGATCACGGCACTTTTCCTTTGCGGTCTCGACCTTCTCCAGCACATAGGCGGCGTAACCGTCTGTGGCTTCGTCCATCTCCTCGTTATAGAAGGAGAGATTTTCCGTGGGATCATCTGCCGGATACCCGAGCGCCTTACGAAGCTTGAACTCGGCAAGCGCATGTGCGCAGGTGCCTTCCAGCGCGTAGTTGCTGCCTTCATCCTTGAATCCCTCGCTGAGCCTGACGGACGGCGGGCAGTGAATCCACCGGTCGGAGTTTGATGCGGAGAGGACTGCGTGCGATGCCGCGTTCATGAGAGCGCCTCCACATCGAAGAGCAGGGCCTCGTAGTCCTTCGGATCGACAGCCGACAGCTTGCTCGCACCGTACTTGTGGAGAAGCTCGCGGATCTGCGCCGTATAGCCTGCGCGCGACCGTTCGGCGAGAACCTTCCTCACATCCTCCAGCTTCAGCTCCTTCTTCGGCTCAGGCTCGGCCTGCGTCTCTTCAGGCTGCGGAGCGGGTCCCTCGTCGTTGCCGGAGAACTGCTGGTAGAGCCAGTCGGCCGCGCTGTTAATAGCAGCGGCGGCATCGCGCAGTTCCTTGATGGTCTGATCCATTTCTGCCATTTTTGACATTCTCTTTGCCTCCTTCCAATGGTTGTCTGTCTGCGGCAAGGATCGAGAGGCTCCTTGCCAGTCTTGCGGATACATGGCTTATCGCGATAAGAACGGCGATAACCTCGGTGTCCGCGGGACTTCTGTTGCGTGTCGTGTTCATCACGTTTCCTCCAATCCGGAGCATCTGTTTTCGTGCTCCTTACACTTCCCACTGGAGGCGGGCGGGCCGTTTTGACGAAGGGAAAAGAAGAATTTCAGAAAAAAGCTCCGGCCACCACGATGGGCAGCCGGAGCCGCATGATTAGAACCAGTCGGGGAACTCCTGAGACAGCTTCCCCTCGGCCTTCTTCAGACGGGACAGGAACGTCGTGCGCTTGATGCCGACGATGTAGGCGATGGCCTCGTCGGAGAGGCCTTCCTCGCGGAGCTCTCCGATACGCTTGGCCTCCGGCATGAGCTCCTGCAGACGCTTGAACAGCTGGTCCAGCTCCGCCTTCTCGGAAAGCACCTCATCAATAAGAGGAGCGTCGTCCGGAACGTAATCGGCGAGCGTTCCTTCGCCGTCAGGCAGTGGATCGTCAAGAGAGACGGACGTGTTGTTGCGGAATTCGCAGTCGAGGCAGTTGCCGTCGCACAGCCACCATTTGCTGCGCGGGCAGAAGCACTCTCCGCGATACTGCATCCTCTTGCGAAGAGCGGTGCGCCATCGGTCGTACTCTCTGTACTGGTCCTCCGGGATTTCGTACCACTGCTTGATGGTCTTGTCGTAGATGCGTTTACTCTGATTGTCATTGGTTTTCATGTGCGATACCTCCGTTCGCTTCTCCCGAACCGGAGGCCGCACAAAAAGGAGCGTGACAGGCCAGACGGAACGGGAATTAACTCGTTTCGTTCGGCCAGCCACGCTCGTAGACTGGTTTCTTATTCATTTGTGACCGCTACAACCGCTCGAGCCACCTCTGTGCACCGGGGTGAACGGCTATGGCGGTGAGCTTTTTTAACGCCTTGCTCAGGGCGTGATGTTTTGTGAATGCACTTCTGTGCTGTTGCCTAACAGACAGGAAGTAAGCAATAGTTTCGCGTTCACATAATTAAATAGATTTTTGCGTAAGCATGTGATATAATTACTTTGTATTCTTTACTTCAGTGATTAGGCGTTATCAAGCAACTCTTGATCACTAACCTAGTTGTATAAAATCGGCATTTTGAAACTCGTACGTTTGCCTACATCTGCCTACATAATTGCCTACATGAGGAAAGGAGGAGCGCGTTGTGAAGTTCTGTGATTTTGCAAAATTCATGCATGACAACTATGAAGAAAAAGCTAACGCTGGCGAATTCGTTGTCATGCTTATTGATGCCATCCTCGACGGTGAGGCGTTAGAGAAAACAGAACCGAATCCTCTTTATGGCCTTGGAAAATCAACACTGGAGGCTTACTACAGTGGCAGACGTCTTATCTCGCAGCGAAAAGCCGCGCAGATTGTTCCACGACTTTCCGAGGAGACATTCGCGGAATTCGTAGAAACATACTCAATGGACGCGCTTGACCATATCAGCGATAAGCTTTTGGAGTTTGAATTTGATGTTGAATCCTATGAAGTTGGCAAGGCCTGTGCAAATATCCTTGCGCAGATGATTAAGCGGCGTTCAGAGGGATTGTCAGATGATGTTGTAAAGCTCAATTTCAAGCGATATGAGGCTGGGCGAAAACTAAAAAATATCGCCCCGACGTCGATTGAACGCAGAGGCGACAAGCTGCACATCGCAGGTGAAGAAATAACGATTAATCATGCTCTTGTGCCGGATAACATATATGATCAAGAACTTGACTACATACGCGCTTTGTATGAGGTCTTTGCTGAAAAAATGAAACGAGAGAGATT